GCTCGAGCAATGGTGCCCACTTTTTGAGTAAGCTTGCTGCGCGATCACGATCGATGTAGGATTGTGAAGGTTTGATTTGTTTCATATCTAAATAATTTTTTTAACTGACATTACCTCAAGTACTTAACAGTACTTCAACGTGTAGATATACTTACAAAAAAAAGCCCGATTTCTCGGGCTTTTGTGTAAAAAATCAGATTTTTTTATTAAACGAGTTTGTTCTTTAATAACGAGACGTAAGACTCAGTAACATACTGTTCGCCATCGTCTGTATCAGCTGTGCTGAAAGACTTTGTCGACTTCTTTACTTCTTTTGATTCTGTTACAACGTCAACACCTTGAGTTTTTGGCTTTGTGGATTCTTTAAGTGTTTGAAGATTTTCTTCTTCGCGTTTATCGAACATTTCCAAAGTATAATTAAAGTTTTCGTTAATAAACTTTACATCCTTTTCAGCAAGTACGCGTTGTACATAGGACTTTTTATTAGCTGGAAGATTTGAGGATTTCTTTTCTAATAAAAGATTTGCTTCGAGCTTTTGTACTTTTTCACTTAATAGTTGAGCGCTCTTTACAGCTTCTGCAGCTTTAGTATTAGCTTCATCAATTTGCTTTTTACCATCTAATAAAGCTTCTTTTACGCTTTCATTTACGAAAGTTTCATCAAGGCTTACTAAACGTTTAATTTCTTCAATAATATTTGAGTTACGAGTATTGAGTGTGGCTTCGTGAATTTCTTTAGCAGGAATTGCTTTATCAAGATAAAGATCGAGATAAGATGAAACGTTTTCAACAACTGTTTTCTTAAATGTATCAGCTTCATTGTTGATAATGCTGTCAAAACGGCGCATTACTTTCTGCAGTTTTACAGAGTGATCTACATCGATCTTGTTTAAAGCTTCAGCAAATTGCTTTGCGTGTACTTCATCGATACGAGTTGCGATCTTTGTGAGTTTAGTAGTATGATCAGCATCAATAGCTTCTAATACTTGCTGTAGCTTGGAAGAATATTCTTCGTCTTGCTGCACTAAAGCTGCTTCAACAGCGAGGTCAACTTTAGCCTGAACAGCCTCAGAAATAGCTTTGAGCGATTCTTCGGACAAAAGGTCTTTAGTTGCTTCTTTGAGAATTGTTTGAATGTCTTGGCTCATATCGTATTAAATATTTAGTGTATTAGGTCCTATTATTAGGATTTTTTTGATGTTTTGTTTGCGATTATTGTATCCGCTTTTTGGATACGGTTTTTAATTTTTTCATTAACTACTGCCTGTAATAATGAATTAGCGGCAGAGTAGTTGTTATCAACTACGTGTTTAATAAAACTTGCAATTTGTTTCTTTTGATTCATATTATTTAAGGCTGTTAATAAGACGGATAATGTTTTCTCTTAGATAGAGATCTACTTCTTTTTTGGGTAATGAAGCGAGTTTATTTTCAAAAATGTCATATACTTCTTCATAACGACCATCCTGTTTAATGATAAAGTTTTTAGATTCAAGAATACCATTGACGAAAGCGCCTGGTGCAGAAGGATCAGCAACAGCGTCTACTGTAATGAGTTTCATATTCTTAACAAAATTTGTACCGTTCTTTTCTTCAACTGTTCCTAAAGCTCTTGAAGACATACCCATTTTAACCCCGTCCATAACCAAGGACTTCATTATTTCTCCCAATGGGGTACGTAAAATTTTACTCTTGCCTTTTACTAAATTCCCGTCCATACGTAACTCAGTAATAAGGTGACAAGCACGTTCACTGCTAACATTAGCACTATTTGGGTGTTCAAGTTCTCCTAATGCACGATTAGTTTTTACAAATTCTTCATTGTAACGCGCTACTTCTTGAGCCATTTCATCCCGGCTATAAATACGGTTGTTACGGTTCTTTTCTTCCGCCACCATATACACTCCAGACACGTAAATATTAGCCGGCTTGTCTTTGTTGCCTTCCTCTATGAGGTAATCTAAACCCTCACAAATTGGAGTCTGAGTAATAAGTTTATACAGCATTGTTTATATTTATGCATCCCTGACGGAAAAACTATGTAATACCTTGTATTTTTAAAGAGTTAACATAAAATATATAAATGATTTTAAACGATGTAACCGCTACAATCTCTACAAGGGGTCGTAATGAAACTACACTTCCATTGGTTTTGCAATCCCTTGTTTCGCAAAATTCTAAGCCTTGCAAAGTTATTATCTATGATGATAATGATAACTTTGATGATCCACGTAAAAATGATATACTTAACAATATACTTGCGGCTCTTTTACACTCTGGAATAGTTTGGGTATGGTTACCGGGTTCTCGTGCAGGACAAGTAACAAATCACGAAAATGCAAGAAAGACTTGCGAAACTCCATTTTTATGGCGTATAGACGATGATAATATATTATTACCGGATACTTTAGAAGTACTTTATAGAACTATAACATCAGACCCAAAGATAGGGGCTGTCGGTCCTTCTATAGTAGACCCTAAAAATCCTGTAGGAGAGTCTACATTAGCATCTAATAAAATAGAGGATATCTTTCTCGGATTAAATGAACAATGGTCTTATGTTAAGGGTAAGATAACCATTAAAGAAGTAGAGCATTTGCAAGGCAGTACATTTTTATATCGAGTAGAAGCTGCAAAACACGGCTATGATACTTCTCTTTCCAGAAAAGGACATAGAGAGGAAACCATCTTTACATATGAAATGCACCGTGCTGGTTGGAAGTTAGTAGCGTTATTAGGTTTAACTACTTGGCATTTTCATTATCAAAAGGGTGGCATACGTAGTGAAAAGGATGACAGAATGCTGCAAAGTGATGAAATTAACTTCCGCAACAAACTCGCTACCTGGGGTATTGTTACAAACAAGTATCGGTTTTACTTCTTAGATAGCGGTCGTGGAGATCACTACGCATTTAAATCAGTGCTTGTTGAATTAATTAAACGTTACAGAGATTATAAAATCGTAGTTGCGTGCTGTTGGCCGGACTGCTTCTGGGACATTACAGATGAAAACGTCAGTTTCTGTTCCTTAGCAGAAGGTGCACCGTTTGTTAATAAAGACGCTCATAACGTTTACAAGTATATGTTAGAGAACAATTGGAAAAACAGCGTACAAGAAGCTTATAAGAAAGTATTTTTATGAAATTAATAATTAGCCCTTATTCTCAAAAATTACCTAAGGGTGAAAAAAACCCTAAGAACTATCCTTACTGGGAACAGGTAATCGCTATACTTAAAGATAAAATACCTAACTTAGAGGTAGTACAAATTGGTGTAACCGGAGAAGAAATTTTAAAAGGTGTAACCACTATAAAGCATAATTTATCACAAAAAGATTTATGTGAATATATTAAAGACTGTGATTTTTGGATGTCGGTAGACAACTTCTTTAATCATTTTGCTACATACTATAAAACGCCTAACGGTTTTGTTATATTCGGTATGTCCGATCCTAAGATATTTGGATATAAGCAGAATACTAATATACTTAAAGATCGCAAGTATTTAAGGCCTGATCAATTTGGTTACTGGTGGCAAGTACAGTATAATGAAGAGGTGTTTTTAAGCGGAGAAGAAGTAGCGAACATAGTACTCTCAACACTTAAGATTACCTAAGTATAGGTATGGCTTATGCTTACAATCCAACGCCTGCGTATACTAATCTAACTATACCACCTGCACAGGGTGGTAATCTTTTACAATTTTACAGCGTTAGTGGGTTTCCTGTAGCTGGTGGTAGTCCACCTAGTATTAACGATGTACAGAAAGGTTGGTTTGTTAATGGTTCTGGATTAAACAATAGTGTAGTAACTGGACTGTCCGGTCAAAATACCAATAACGTATTCGTCACAGTTGATCAAATGTCAGTTGTTGGTGGTGGTAATTATAATTTATCGTTGCTACAATTTGTTGCACCGGTAACAACATCGACAGTAGGGCCTTCAGCGTTTCTTTCAACAAATTTAAATAATCGTATTCAAAGTTACGATATGTTAGCTGAACGTATATTCTTTCAGCTAGGTGCACCGTTAATTAACTTAGAAATTGCTTGTGTAGCAGCATATGATATGATTGCATATGCAATTGAAATGTTTACACGCTTTACACCCGGTACAGAAGAATTGCTAGTGTTTGATAGTGCTTTGTATACACCTTATAAAGGTATTAAACTCGACACTTTAATTAATCATACGCCAGACTTATCTGGAGCGGTAAGTACATTTCAAACCGGTTGGGATGTAGATATGAACGATTACAGAAAAGTAATCGACATTTATAACTTCCAGGAAGGTACTAATGAAGGTGTAAACACTCTGTTTACTATTGAACAATCATTGGCACAACAAATGCATTTTGCATATTCATTAGGTAGTAAAGCATTCGACTTAATTACCTGGCACGTATTAAAAGACTGGTTAAAGACTCGTGAAAAGTTATTTGCACAAAAACAATACTGCCGCTTCGATCCACGTTCTCAAGTATTAAGAATTACTCCAGAACCGAATTTAACTAACGGTACCCGTTATTATGCCTGTGTGGGTGTATATGTTGAAAGACCAATTAAAGATTTAGTTAAAGAGCGTTGGGTAATGGAATACGCAAAAGCGTTAATGAAAATTTCTATAGCTAATACCCGTGGTAAGTTTGGTGGTACTCAGTTGTTCGGTCAAGGTACTATACAGTATCAAGAATTAATGAGACAGGGCACCGAAGAAAAGAAAGCTCTTGAAGACGAACTAAAAGGCGGATTCTCAGAAGCTCAAAGCCCACCTTTATTTTTCCTCGGTTAATCTGACTGTATATTCTTTTATTTGTTTAAACTGACCGGTACATAAACTATAGATACTAGCTATGCTTATATTGCATTTGGTTTTTTCTTTACATTCTTTACTAGAGTAAAAAGGGCCTTGCTCGACATTGTTATATATTAAATAAAAAGCCTTTCTTTTATTGACACGATTTCTAAAAGCAAGTTTCATATTTTTTATTACCTCGGGATTTGAAACTCGTTTACGAGCAGCAACCGTCATATTAAATATCGTTTCTTTGGTAGGCTGCCAGCCTTTTTTGCTTTCAGATATTTTTTTTCTGGTGCTAGTTTTTTGTTTGCCACGTATAGGGGGTTTTTTTGCAGTAGAACATATATTCAGGCAACCTTCTTTTCCGTAATGGGTATTTAAATATTTTTGCTCGGTTTCAAGAAGAACATTTTCGCTTACCTCTTCAAGTATATCTACAGTACAGTCCTTATGCTTATTAAATACATTCTGTAAAAACGGATTTATATGTTTATTGTCTCTTAGTAACTGTAAATGGGCATCAGTTCTTTTCTGTATATTTGTAGAGGAACCGATATAATAATATCCACCAGGTAAATTAAGTCTATATATGCCAACCATACACATACTTAGGCTAACCAAAGTTGTTTCTGGGTTATTTTTCTATTAACCTGGAGGTAAAGCGCTTCCGCCTGCTGCAGGAGCTTGTGCAGGAGCTGCTGGTGCAGCCCCACCCGCTTCAGGTCCAGGTCCTATCTCAGCAGCACCAGCACCCGGTCCAGGACCAAATGATGGAGCATTCATAGCACCAGGGGCAGCGCCACCGCCTCCACCGCCAGGTCCGCCCTGACCTTCAGGTCCCTGACCCATTGTCATAGCTTCTTTCCAATTCTTACCAAGAGTAGCAATCTTATCTAATTCCCAAGCAAAAGCTGCATCCTTCTTTAACCATTCTCTATTAGCTAAAACTTCGTCATCACTAAAATTCATAAACTTTTTCAGTGCATAAGTTCTAGATATTAAATTTTCCGTTGCTGTAGCGTTCTTCAAGTTATTAAATTTTATATCTAATAATTGCTGATCTCTCATTGCAGCAAAATGTGAAGGAGGGTTTAATGTAATACCGATATCATTTTCGCGTAAACCGTAATCCTTCCATAAGCCCTTTAGCTTTAAATGAGTAATCAATGTATCTCTAATTGAAGAAGCAAATTGTCTTTGCAGCCTTATAATAAGACGTGCAAATTTTAATTCTTCTCGTAAAATTTCAGTACCATCTGCAAACTTAGTATCAGGCGTTAACCTGCTTGAAGGTACGCGTAATGCTTTGTATAGTTTTTTAACGAAGTAATTTAAATCGTCTAATTGACCTAAATTTGCACCGCCCTTGAGCACTTCTACTTTTGTACCCTGTTCTCCGTTACGACGTGCAAACCAATAACTATCTAACATTGATTGAGGATCGTAAACGTTTACGTTACCACCCTGTTGGTTGTCGTATGTGCGTTTAGACCAATAATTTTGCATTAAGCGTTTTAAGTACGCTTCTGCTTTTGCTGAAGGCATATTGCCTACATCAACATAAAATGCTAAACGTTCTGGTGCTCTTACTAAACGATAAACAACAATACTGTCTTCAATTAACGAAAGTTGTTTATATGCTCTACGCGCTACTTCAAGATAAGGAAGACGAATCGTTTTGTTCTCATTCCATATATGAGAGTGTAAATATGTAACTTGATGGCGTTCAAGAGGTACTAAATCCATACCGTCTTTTTGTGGTCCACCAGAAGGTCCACGATTGTTTACAAAACCACCTTTGTTCTCTTCTTTAGGCTTTGGTTTTTGTAAAAGATAGCCCTTAATAATCATATTCTGAACATTATCAAAAATAGGATTGATATGTTCAGTTGGTATTTGTACTAAACTGATAATACCGGCTTCTTTATTTTCTTCGTTAATTACATTTTCAAAGAAAAGCTCAGCATCAATTAAAATTGTCCTAAAATATTCCCATCCCTTTGTATCAAGATTAAAAAGATCTATAACTTGATTAAAGTTTTTTTCTAGTTCTTTCTTTTGACCTTCGTCTAAACGTTCACTTAAATGCAATTGAGCGTATTTACCTTTATCATCTTTAACTAAAGCATCATCGCAGAATTCATCTAATGCGTGACTAATTTCTGCATAAGAAGCCATAATACGATAGTCGGCAATTCTCTTACCCTTATCTGTATCAATTAAAGCATATAGGTAATCGTGGTAACCTTTATCAATAATAACACCGTTTAAGTTACTAACCGGATTATTAGGATCCTGTACAATGGAAACAGCCTGCTTTAAGTTTTTTTCCTGTTGAGTGGTACCAACGTTATAAAATGTACGGAACTTTGGATTTAGCTCAGAAATGTTATCAATAACTGTTGAATTACCAGTATATGGTAATTTGTTAACAAAATTGTTAAAAGACCTTGCGAAATAGTTTTGAGGTTGCTGGGCCATTGTTAATATTTACACTGTAGGTTGTTATTATATACTGGATTTA